ACGTCAATAGTTACCGCGTCATCGGAAAGTAAGGCGGTTTTTTGGGTCGCCTTACTGATTCCGCTGACGTTCTTACGGCTGAAAAGCGGCGTTTCGCTTCCGTCCGCGTGGTGGATTATAATCTGTTCCATACGATGATGCCGTTGGTGGAAAAGTCGGTTATTTCCTCGACTACTCCGGCGACAATGACGTAGTAAACGCCGTTTTCGGCGTAGGTGTGTTTTAGCGTCTTAGTCCCGGTATAGTCGCCGTAGATGTCTTCGCTAACGCTCCCGTCGCCCCAATAAACCGTAACTACTTTGTCGGTCTTCAGGGCTATGGTAACTTCGCGGCTCGCGTAATTTATTCGTTGGTGGCGAACTACGCGCTTCACGGGGTCGGGTTCGCGTAGTTTAAGGCTAAAAGTGCCTATCATCTTGTCGTCGTGCCAACGCTTAGACGGGGCTACGCCGTCGGAAGCGTAGACTTCGTAAAGTAGCGGCTTCGTCGGGTGGATGCTTATCATAAGCCGGGCGGTTCCGTCGGCTTGTAGAAGTTCGTAAAGTCGGTTCATTCGCTCCACGAAGTCTATTTTACCCGAAGCCTTGCACCAGCAATTAAGCGTTATTTCGCGTTCCTCGTATCGCTTGTTTGACAGGTCTACTACTTTGCCGTGGTAGTCGGGCCAATCAATCGAAGCCGCCATTTTTAACTTCGGTTGGTCTAAGACGCCCGTAGAACTTTCCACCCTTATACCGAGGTCGCGGAAGTTGACCCCACTAAGGTAGTATTCAAGTTGCGAAACATTGTTAAGGCTCTCGGCTATATCGTTGTCCGAAAGGGCGACGTTATAAACCTTCACTTCGTCCACATCCGCGTAGGCGTATTCGGTGCCGTAGACGTCTTGAATAAGGGCCAACCCGGTAAGCGTTCCGGGAAGGGTAACGCTACTTACGCGCTGCGTGTCTAAGTAAAGCGTTACGGTATTGCCCGCCTTCTTGATGGTTATGAAGCCCCAACTTTCCGGGATAACGTCTATCCAAATTATGCGGCTTCCTTCTAATTGGTCGGTATTGCAGAACATACCTATTCGGCGGCCGGTTACTCCGTCGGCGTATTCGTTCACCTTGACCCACGCCAAAATAGTAAAGTTGCCGCTTAGGGGTATCACGTTCGCCGGAACTTCCGCGTAGCCTTCGCCGGGGAAGCGTATGCAGTTGCCCTGTTTGCCCGCCACGAAAGGACAGCCCGTTATTTCGGCGTCGTGGCGGTTAGCCGCGAAGTCGTAGGCTACGGTAGAACCGTCCGCTTCGTCGAAGGGAAGGTTTAATATTAAGTTCTGTTCTAATGCCATATTACTTTCGTTTGTCGGTTGTTTTTATGGTCGCTTGCTCCGAGGCCTGGGTTCTGCACTCTCCGCCGTGAAGGATGACGCTTACCCGTGCGTTGTCGCTTGCTATTACTTCCACCTTCGCGCCGCCGGAAATGCTGACGACGACAAAGGCGTTATCTTTTGCCGTGATGGTTATCTCGCTTTCGCCACGCGCCGAAACGGTGGCGGCATCGAAGTTACTATATTCCGCCTTCCCGGTAGCTCGGTCGAAGGCGATAACACTTCGTAGACTTTTCGCCGCTACCTTGTCGTCGGCGCAATAGACGCCGAAGCGGGCGCGTATGTCGGCGAACTCCGCCCGAAGTTCCGGCGAAGGGTAGTTATTTTCTTCGCAGAAGTCCTGGCCCTTGATGAAAAGGGTTATAAGGCGTTCTTTGGAAGAAGCCTTTAATATGAAGTCGTACCACTCCGAACAAATACCCGCCGCCTTCGCTTCGGCTGCTAATCGTTGTTTAAGTTCTTGTAGTTGCATTTTGCTGTTGTGTTAGTTGGTTATCCCTTGGCTTCGTAGGTCGTCGCCGTCGTCTATTCCCAAACGGTTAAGTATGGATAGAAGGCTTCCGGCTATGTTCCCTAATCGGTTATCCATGCTTGAAAGGTGGATAAGCTGCTGCCTAAAAATTTCAATGGCTATAACTTGGTTCTGCCTTACGGCGTTGGTCTGCCCGGCCAATAGGTCTATACTTTCTTGGCTTGCTCCCTTTATTGCACCGCTTAGGCTTGTCGGGTCGCTTTCGTCCAATTCGGCGAATAGGTCTTTATACATATCCATTGCCGCCTTGAAGTTCTGCCCGGCTGCGGCTACCGCAGCCTTAAAGCGGTCTTGTTCGGCTTGGGTTAGTCCGTCGAAACTGCCGTTTCCTTCTGCGTCGAAGCCCATATCTTTTTGAAGCTGCTTAATTGCGTTCTGCAATGGCTTCTCCAAAAATTGAAGTTTTAGGGCGTTGGAAACAGCGTTTTTAAGCACGTTGTCGGCTACGTCGCCGAATACCTTTGCAGCGTCCTCTCCGCTCTCGAAGGCTTCTATAAGTGCGTCCTTTAATTCGTTGGCTAAGTCCCCGGCGGAAGTTTGGGTAATGCTTTTCGTGATTTCGGCGATGATGTCCTCAATCTGTCGCCCGGCTTCGGCGTAGCGTTCTTGGAACTCCTCGACGCGTCCCCAATCGGTTTTCTTCTTGGAGATTTCGTCGTTAATCATTCCTTGTATTTCGTTCTGCTGCTGCCGTAGGTTCTGAATTAACGCGCTTTGGTTTTGGTAGACGGTTTCGCCGAGGGCTTTGTCTACGGCGTGTTCCAATGCTGTATAGGCACGTCCCATCCGGGTAACGGCTTCTTCATGCTTCTTAATTGACTTTTCGGCCTTGCGGTCGCGGCTGTTAAATAGGTCGAAGGCTGACGACAAAAAGCCTATGGATCCTTGAATAATGCTTAACGGGTTGGCGGTGGCTATGCCTGTGGCAATTTGAGAGGCCCCGTCCAACATTCCGCCTATGTCGCCTAATATGGCTTCCGTTTCCTCGTCCATGCTAATACCCATTTTCTTTATGCCGTTTGTCACACTTCCGAAGCACGACGAAAGGAAGGTTAGGCTACTGCCGAGGTCGCCGAAGGCTTCCTTAAAGCCCGCGCCGACGCTCTTTGCTACGCCTGTTTCTTTGTTAAGGGCGGCGTTCAATATATCGAGCTGCTCCTGTCCTTCTATGGTAAGTTCGCCCTTAATTTTAAGTCCGTTAAGGGTGGCTATTTTCTTGCGGAGCATATCGACGTAACTACTACCTTCCGCCAATAGGTCGGCGTAGGCTTCCTTCGCGGCTCCGGCTAATGTGGTGTCGCTGCTGTTTATAGCGTCGGTATAGTCGGCGTATTGCTTCTTCTTTTCTTCCAACGACTTTACAAAGGGGTCGTCGCTGTCTAATAACTTTTCCGCCTTCATAGCGGCGCGAAGTTCGCTTAGGCTTTGGCGAAGGGCCAGGAAGGGGTTACGGGTGGCTAACTCGTTCTTCGCCTTTTGTAGTTGGTCGTTAATGGCTTTAAGGTCGGCGGGGTTGAACTCTGCCGAAAGGTTGATTTTCCGGCTGTTGATGTCGTTCAAAAGTCGGTTAATCGTGGTCGTACTGAGCCGGGAAATGTCGCTAAACAACTGCCCCCAACTCTCGGAAGCCATAAGACGCTGCGCCGCCAATTTGGAAAGTTCACTTTGTTGCTTGGCGTTAATCTGCGCTATCATGGAAGCGTTGCCCTGTTGCTCGGCTAATGCACGTTGGGCGGCGTACTTTTCAAGTATCGCGGTTTCCTGTTCTTGGTAGGTCTTATATTCTTCTAAAAGTGTGTCGTATTGTTCGCTACCGCTTCGTTTGGAGTATTCCTCGCGCTTCTTTTCAAGCGCGGCTAATGCGGCTTCGGCTACTTGGCGTTCTGCGTCCGTGGCTGATTCTGCGGCTTGACGGCTTAAAAGTTCCTTCTTCCGGGCGTAACTTTCTTCAAAGTCTATCTTCTCTTGAAGGTAGCCCGCGTATTCCTGTAACAAAGCCTTCGTTTCTTCCTTCGCCTGTTGGCGTGTGTCTGCTTCGGCGGTGTTAAGGATTTCCGCCTTCGCGTTATCCACGTCGGAATTATCCCCGGAAAGTTCGGAACGTCGGCGTTCAATGGTCGCCAACATTTCGCTAATGGTCTTGCACTGGGCTAACTCCTGTTGTAGTTGTGTGTCGAAGGCTGAAATAACCGATTCGCGGGTGGCGTTGGCTATCTCGTTGTTAAGGGTTGTCAGGTTCTTTAAGTCGGCGGCGGTTTTTGTGGTCTTGGCTTCAATAGCGGCGCGTTGGTTCTCCAAATATTGCAGATAGCTACTGCCTTCCTTCAATAAGGGCGCGAACTCGGAAGCGGCGGCGTTCCTTACGGTTTCGTCGCTGCTTGTTATCCACTTCAAATATTTTTCGTAAAGTCCTTTTCGTGTTGCTAACTGCTCGGCGAAGGGGTCTTTTTCATTTTTGCTACTGCTTCCTGCACTTGAACCGTTCCCGTTTGGTTTATTGGATCCTTTGGTGCGAAGTATGTCTAATTCTTTTAATTCTTTTTCTGTTAGTGCTATCTGCTGCCTTGTATAGCCTACGGTTTTGTCTAATTCGGCTTGTGCTTCGCTGTGGATTCTTTGGTTCGTGCTTCGGGCTTGACTTACACGGTACGCATTAATAGCGTCTATGGCCTTTTGGGTTAATTTGAAGTCGCCGCCGCTCATCGTGTACCATTCGTTATCTTTGTTATATGCGTCACCCGATGCGCTGACCGCTCCGGCGGCCTTCATAGCCGCCACGAGGTCTTTTTGGTCTTGTGTCCCTTGCTTAATTATATTTCCTACCTTGGTGTAGAAGCCTCCCCCGGCCACGCTTTGGTCGGCGGCTATAATTCGTTGGTAATATTGTTCGTAAGCCTTCATTTGAAGTTCTTGAAGGGCTAATGCCTTAGCGCGAAGTTCCAACGCCTTAACAACGGACTTGGTATTTTTTATAAATACATTGTCCGCGTCCGTAAGGTTATTAACGGAAAGGGAAAGGCTATCAAATTCGGAAGCGTTGTTTTTAATCCATTCTTGTTTCTCTGCTGCTGACTTCAAGTTATTGTATTCATCGCGTAGGCGTTGGTATTTACCCACTAAGTCCGCGCTTTTTGATGCGGTGGATTTGTGGTACTCATCAAAAACTTTTTTTGCTTCTTCGTTTGCCTTTGTCGCGTCTTTTGCCTTACTGCTATATTTATCCCAAAGATATATAGCGGCGGTAATGGCTACCGATAAACCAAACGTTAAAGTAGCCATCAATGCTTTTGCGGCCACGACTGAGCCGCCCAAAGGGTTGGTTGCTGCGGATAACAACTCCTTCGCCTTGGCGACGGTTACAAGCATAAACGCGCTATCCTTGTTTAAGGCGTTCGCTACTTGCTGCAAACCCATTGTTATGGACATAAGGGCCTGCACCTTCAACATTATTTTTTGAAGGTTTTCGTTTTCTCCGGCGAAAAGGGCTACCGCGCCTTGTGCCGTGCTGAACGCTCCGGCTACGCCACTAAGTCCGGCTATCATTCCTTGAAGCCCGGCGTTATCGTGGCTAAATATTCGGGCCTGTGTCTGTGCGTCGCCTATGGCGTTGGCAAGTCGCCCGGCTTCCTGTTGCAACTTTCGGAAGGTGTCCGTTCCGCGTAGCCCGGCTTCTTCCATTTGTCCTAACTGCTCCCGGACGTTGCGGAGCTGCGTCCTTAACGAAATTTGGGCGTTGGCGTTGTTTCGGGCGGCTTCCTCTGCCTTCCTTAACTGCTGTTCCTCGCGTAGAAGTGCGTCGGCTTGCTTTCCGGCTTCGTCTATGACGGTTTGGCGTAGGGTTATTTCTTCGCGGAGTTGGGCTTGTTTGGTTTGAAGGGCTGCCGCTTCTTCCTTATGCCCTGCCGAAAGTGCCTTAGACGCTTCCACACCGAGCCGCTTGTATTCGGCTTCCAACTCGGCAATAGCCGCCTTATTGGTGTCTACTACCACGTCTATTTGTGCAAAGGCTTTGTCTATGGCTTGGGCGGCGCGTGTAAAGGCCCCGTCCATCTGCTTACCGCCTAAAACGGCCGCGCCTTGGAACTCCTGTATAGCCTTCTTACTCTCGTTAAGAACGCTAATAAGTTGCTTGTTGTTACCGGAAATGTCAAACGACAGCCCGCCGCCTTGAATATTCATCGGTTTCTGCTGTTTATAAGGTTCATAAGTTGCTCGGCGTTGTCGTCGGTAAGGGCTATTTCGGTATCGTCGCCGCCGGACGTTCCGGGGGTGGTGCTTCCCTTGCCCTTGTCGTCAATGCCGGGCGCGTCTATCATCATTCTCAAAACCTCGCCCCACGAAATACCGTGTAGCAAGTAGTCCAATGTCCAACCGAAGTGAGCGCAGACGGAACCCCGGCGGCCTTGTGGACTTTTTAACCCTGTTGCTCTATACGTGTCGTTTCCGGGTCGCTTGTTCGCGCTGCGCTCATCAACCGCATAGAGTTTACAAAATCCCCTAAATTGCTTACGTTGGTTACTATAATCGCCAAAGTAAGAAGTTCGGAAGGTTTAAGGGTGTGGAAGAAAAGCCGTGTAAGGTCGCGTAGAGCCTTCTTGTCTTCCTTCCGGCGGTAGGTCGTGCCGTCGTAGGTGGCTATATAGTAGTCTTCGCCCAATACGGCGACGGCTACCGCTTCGGCAAGTTTGGCGGCTTCCTTGCTTGCCAAAGCGCGGGCGGTGCGTAAATAATCGTCGTCGCCTAACTTGGTTTCGTCTATCTCCATTTGAAGCCAAAGAAGGCTAAGACGGTCTAAGGTGGCTAACGTCGGTTCTTTAATCTTGTACGCCCTCGTTTCGGTTATCTTCTCCCGGCGACGGAAGAAGCCCCAAAAACCGGGCTTGCGGCGGTAGTGTGTTACCTCTATATCGAAGTCCACCCCTTCGCCTATCATTTTGCGCAGTTCCGCTTGTTCACGGTTCAACGCTTCTATTTTGTCGTCCTGTGGCATGGTCTTAATAATTGGGAAGGCCCCGGAACAATGTAGCGGGGCCTTCCGGGTTTGGTGTAAATGTGCGGGGCTGCTCGGTTAGGTCGTCTTCTTGATGACGGTAACGTACAACTTTTTAAGCCTGTCGGTATGGGGCTTCTGAACGGTGGCGGTAACTTCAAGAAGAAGGAGGCCTTTCTTGGAAAATTCGCCGTTGAACTTCGCCTTAATCTTGGCGCGGGGAACTTGAAACTTCAAGCCCTTGCGCGGAATGATGATAAGCGATTCTTCAATGTCGGCGGTAGCGTCGGGGTAGGCGTAAATGTCTGCCGCAATTTCGCCGCCGAAAAGACGTTTAAGACAGGCGAGGTCGGGGTTCATGATGGAAAAGGCAAACGTAGTTTTCCCGGTCTTGGTTATGATTTCTTCCGGGTCGTCGTTTTCCTCGGAGTAAAACTCCGTTTCCTCGCCGTCTTCCTGTGTCATCTTCGCTGTGTCTTGGTAGGTCAGGCCGTAACGGGTATAGCCCGTTTCGTTGAAGTCGCCCTTTGCGGGTTCTCCTGTCTTGCCGAGAATGGCCGACAAACCTAATGTTATAGTAGACATAGGGGTATGGTGTTAAATTGTTAATGTATATTCCAGCTTATTCTCAAATTGCGGTAGTGCTGCTTTACCTCAATCTCTTTTATCGTGGTGTCGTTCTCAATCCAATATTCTAAGTCGGCTACGTTCTGTTCGTCCAAATAGGCTACAAGCGCGTCGCCAATGGTGCGTAGGCGTTCCCGGTCGGCTTTGCGCTGTTCCCGTCCGCGTATCTTTACTTTCTTGTCGGAAACAAAGATATTCACGTTGGAAGTACCCGTTTGGGGCTTTTCGTGCGTTACGGCTATCGTGTTTATTACGATGTCTTCCGCTTCGCTGTCGTCGGGTCGCTCCCCTTGGACGAATACGCCCCCGGAAATTTTGACTTTCCCGGAAGTAACGGCTTCCTGTACCAACTTGTAGAGGATGTCGTCCGTGTCTATGCTGCTGCAATGTTTCACTACTTGAAGGCGTTTTTAATGTTCGTAACTAAGTCGGCTAAGTGTTTGGCTACCTCCTTTTCGGCAAATTTTTCGGCGGAAGTCAATACGTCGCGGCCTTTGCTCTCGACGTGAACGGCGTAGTTCATACCCGCCACGACTACCAAAGCGTAGCCTTCGGTCTTGCTTCCCACTTGTAAGGCTAACCGCTGCCCTTCGTTAACTCCGGCATGTCCGCCCTTGACTGCGGCAAAAGCCACGTTTACGGGCTTACCGTCCACCAATACGACGTAGCCAATAGATGAGCGTAGGTTTCCCGTGCGGTCTTTGAAGCCACGTTCCGGCGGTATCATCTTCGCTAACTTTACGGCTTCTTCGCCTACGCGGGTAAGGCTTTCTATTAGCTGCCTATCCACTTCGGCTAACAACGCCTTAAAGGTCGCGTCTATGTCGTTAATATTGAAGTTCGCGCTTATACCCATAGCCTACAATGAAGTCGCCCTTTATCGAATTTCAAGCACTCGCCAATAATCCTAACTGCTCCTTCCGCCTGTGCGTCCTGTAAGGCTTCGTCGGTAAGCTCTGACGGTAGCAGTTCGCGGTCGGCTGCGGCCACTTCCTGGCCCAATCCTACGCGCTCCGTTCCCGCCGGAAGTTGGATAAGGGAAGCGAATGTTATAAACCTACCGTTCGCCGCCTGTATCTGCGTTCCCTTGCCGTTGGTTTCTTCCCGGCATGAAGCGTGAAGTTTCCACGCTGCCCCGGTTGTCTGCCAACTGCCGTTAGCGTCCTGTACTGCTTCCCCGCCGCTGTTGCGGACGTAAAGGAAGTGCGGGTATTGGTTGTTTATAATGTCTTGAATTGCTACCATATCCGGCTTCGGTTTTTAACCTTCGGCGCGTTGGCGGGTGTTATCCCCAATTCGCCGCAAGTTTGATTATACCAAAACTTAATAGCGTCCCAATTCCACGAAACGGAATAGCCGCCTTCGCTGACGTTCGCCAACGGTATAATAGAGCCGAACTCTTTACAAAGGGCGGTTTTCGCCGTCCTTACGTCTACTTCGGCTTCGGGGTCGGGAATTAGCCCGGCTTGGTTGGCTAAAATCAGTTCCGCGTCTGCTGCGGCTACGCCGAAGCGGGAAGCGGTGCGGGTTATCCATTCTTTGTAGGTCATCGTTGGAAGGGGTTAAGCCGGGAAGTTCCGTTACGTCGTGTTCTTGCCGATAACGACAGCCGGGTCGGGCTAACTGCACTTACGAGGTGCAAAGAAGCACGACGCGCCGAAACTCCCCGGACGGTTAGGGTTAGTGGTTCCACTTATTAGCGTCGGTAGACATAAGCCAACTATCGGATGAAGTTTCCCACGCGGGGAAGGCGTTAGCAATACCCATCGTCACTTCTTCAAGCGGTTCCTCGTTGGCGAACTTCTTAATAAGGGTGTGGCCGTTGAGGGTCTTGAGGGCTACCGAACCCTTTACGTTAAGGTCGGCGGGACGTTTCCAGAAGGTATGGCCCAAAACCTTGCTTGCGCTGAACATTACCACGTCGTTAACGAAGGGGTTGCCACTGAACGGGCGGCTTCCGTCGCCTAATTCGATGGTTATGTCTTGGTCGATGACAATGATTTGAAGCCCGTAAAGGTAGGAAAGTCCACGAAGGGCGGTGTTTACCTGTTCGAGGCTCGGTGTCTGCTGAACGCCGAGTGCGTTGGCGGCGAAGGAAGCACACGTTTTCTGCACTTCTTCGGTTTCCGTGAAGGTGGCGAAGGTTTCCGTAGACATAAAGGCGTACTTCAACGTAACGCCCTTCTTCTTGGCGGATTTTACAACAGCCTTGAAGTCCTTTGTAATAGGACGGGCGGCGGTAGAATTAGCCCACGAAGCGGAACCGGTTTGGAAGCCTACCTTTTGTTCTTCGGGGATAAGGTAGTCTACATCGTATTCGGTAAGTACCGAAGTGTTGTTTTCGTTGGTAAGCGTAATTTTGCCGAGCGAAATGGACTGCAACGCTATCCACTCCAAACGGGCGGCTACGCCGTCCCAACAAAATTTAGTATCTTCGGCCCACGCTTCCACAAGTGCGCGAAGGTCTGGGTTCTTCGACGTGCGGGCTATCAT